CTATGTGACTATCAGCGTTTGGAAAATAATAGTCTAATACTTTACGAGGGAACTCCATCCATTCGCAATGGAATACGTTTTCCCAACCCATCCACTCAGCAGCAAGATCAAAGCCTCCTATACCTGAGAATAAACTTCCGTGCCTCATAGTATTTCTTTATAACGTGTGTAACGCCCTTCAAATGACATTGGTACAGATACACATTGCCCATGTCTATTCTTGCCTATAATTAACTCAGCATCCATTTCAATCTCAGGTTTATCATCTGAGTAATACGCTGGTCTAAATGGGAATAAAACAATATCGGCATCCTGTTCAATCTGACCGCTCTCTCTTAAATCTGAAAGCATTGGTTTCTTCTCAGCTCGTTTTTCAGTTTCTCTTGAAAGTTGTGCGAGTGCTATTATTGTTATTCCTAATTCCTTTGCCAAAAGTTTAAGCGTTCTACTAATATGTGCAATCTCTTGTTCTCTTACTTTCTGATGGCTTTTAATTAATTGCATATAATCAATGAAAACTATATCAAGACCATGTTTAGCCTTATGTAGTTTTATCTTTGCTACAATGTCGTTTATATCACTATTACTGCCATCGTCAAGAAAGAAGTCCATATTCATTCCGTATAATTGTTCTGTGATTTGTTTTAAATCAGATTCAGTCAACCTTGCACTTCTGATTTTGTAATTCTCTACATTCGCAATAAACGAAAGATATCTTTTTGCAAGTTCCTCTTTTGACATCTCAAGAGAAATAAATAGAACCTTTGCAAGTTTACAGGAGTCAATCGCAAGTGAAAGAGCAATGGCAGTTTTTCCGCTTCCAGGTCTACCTGCTATTACAACCATGTTGCCCTTATTCCAACCTCCTATATATTTGTCAAGGTATTTCCATCCTGTGCTTATGCCTGTCATGTTAGTTCCTCTTTGAACTGCCTCGTATAAAGTGTCAATTACATTTCCTGCAACTGAAGAAATTACTTTTGCTTTCTGACCAACACTTACGGTGTTTTCTTGAAGCATTAAATTTATGTCGCTTATTATTTCGTTTAGATCACGGTCATAATTAAAGTAAGCTAACTTAGACTGTATGTTGTTTTTCTTGTAAGCAATCTCAATCTGAAGAATCTCTTTTTCTAAATTGACATTTGTGGTTACATAGTTTTGCATGGTTGCAATCTCTCTGATGTGTTCTCGATGGCGTATGCCAATGGATGATAGACTTACAGGCTCATTACTCATGTAAAACTCTTGCATTGTAGTTACAACGTCTTTTCTAAATGAACTAAACCATAAAGGGTTCAATTTCATTATAAAGTTGTGTGCATCAGGATAAAGAAACATTTGTCCTATTATGCTATTTTCAATTTCAATCATCTAAAGTTGCTCTTTTATGTGTTATCGTTGCTGTTTGCAAAGTTATCTTTTTTGGTGGATAAATACCGCTGTAATTATTTGCTATGCTATACTCTACAGCGTTTTTAAAGTCTAAAGGGTTTGGATAATCTTTAACGATTGTTTTCTTTAATGCTTCAAGTCCAGTAGGTTTATACGTTTGCTTTTTCTCTTTCTTATACTGAAGCCATAAATTCAAACTCTCTTTGTATTCTTTTATATTATCATTATCATTATCATTTACATTAGCTTTTACTTTGCTTTCGTTTAGGTTATGTTTAGGTTCTATTTTGGTTTCAGTTAGGTTTTCTTTTGCTTTCTTTGGTCTACCTCCTTTATTGCCATTTGCATACTTACGCAAATTTGCATCTAATTGAGGTTTAATAAGTTTGAAAATTGTAGATGGCAAACCACTTAAATCAATTTGATTTTGGTTTAATCCGTACTCAAAAACTGCTTCCCAAACTTTCGCTTGGTGTAGTGGCTCAAGCTCTTTGATAGCATCATAGAACGAGCGATAAATTATCATTGACTCTCTCATAAATAAAAAATGCCCATAGAAAATAGATGTGAGAGAGACATCTATTAACTACAGGCAAATATGTTTTAACTTAACCATCTCTCTCATGGTTGTGTTTTTAATATTTAAAAGAGAGGCAGCAGGTGTTGTTACTACCCCTCTGATTTGGTGTATGCAAATATACTAAAATTTCAATATACTTAAATCAAAATCATAGGTTTTACCGTCATAATTTTCAACAACATCATATTCATCAATCCAGGCTCTTAATGATGATGTTTGGTAAATTTCGGGTACTAATGCCCAAAAAGATCCTGATAGTTCATCTTGTTTTTCATCTGATAAATCATTCCAAATTTTCCAAATTCTTTTTGATGTTTCTGACCAATCGGCAAGTGAATCAAATGCGTCTTGCTCATTTGTAAATGTTGCGATAACCATTTCCTCTCCTTGGTGTGGTCCGTCTTGTGCTTTTAATTGATATACTTTCATATTATTTTAGTTTATTTTCTTCGTAATCTTGAATCATTTCTTTCATCAAAGGTAATAAATTGGCATTGTCCAACGCACTTGTTAATGCATTAAGTGTATGTTCAGCACTTTCATTATTTGAATTATCAAATAACATTGATGTCGTATAATTGCAATAATTATCCATATCGGTAACGTGTGTAAAAATTGTCAATGTATATAATTTTTGATTTGATTGCTCTCCCAATAACCTTGTAGCCTCTCCAACTTGATGATATAAATTCATTAAGGATTCTTTCTTTTCTAACAATTCTAAATAATCCATACTATTTATTTTCTAATTGCAAAAATCCTGTGTGTTTATTTGTTTCTAATGCACGAATATATTGAACCTCTACTTTAGCGGTCTCAACAATTACCTGTGCAACTCCGACAATAGCCTCAGCTTTGTCCACTTCTAACTCTCCATCCTTTAGCATTTCTAACGCTTCAAATAAATGGTTTCTCAAATCTTCAATTTTGTTTTTTGGCATAACGCTTAATCTTTCTTATTAGTAATGTAACTTCTTTTATCTCAGGTGTCAATTTATTGTGAGCCACTTGTCCTTTTTTAAACTGGGTGCTAACGCCTCCAAAAGAACTGCCTAACTTCAATCCACTATTCCAAGATGTCATTCCTTTGGTGAACTGTCCGCTATTTGGTAATTTATAAGTCTTCATTTTACACTCTTCAGTTTTCTTAATTCCTAACATACAGGCTTTTGTTCTTATAGCAGTCTTTCTCCTATTTAGATGCTTTTCTATTTTGCTCGTGTGTAAAATAGGGTAATACTTTTTTAAATATGCAATTTCTTCATCACTCCACTTCATACCCTAAATCTTGTTTTACTTCTTCCTGTTGTTCTAATCTCTTTTGATAGCGTTCACCTCTTAAATGAGGGTAGTGCATTTGTAGTTTGCGTCTTATTCGTGAAATGGTTGAAGCATTGGTCACTTTGCCCTGATAAAGCATATTGAAGAACTCATGCGTCTTGTAGGCGTAGCTATCGTTGTCGTTCATTTCCATTTTCCAAAACTCTACCAGCAAAACATTGTCGTTGTCTCTCGCTTCAGAGTGGTTGAGCAAAACTGCCGCCACTCTTTGTTCTATTAGTTTATTCATACTGCTAAATTATGTGAATACCAAGCTATATCAAAAGCAATTGTAGGTGTTATTAATTCTTTTAAATATATAACCCAAAATTGTCCTGAGCCATCAAAAGCAAAATCAGGATCGTTAAAACGTGCGTAGTCAATGTTACCATACAGTAAATGGCTTTTCATTACGGAGTTGTACTGTTGTGTATTTAATAGTAAGTGTTTCATGATAATTTAGTTTTTCCTCTGTACATTGTTTTTCTAACTTTAGCCTGGTGCTTCATTACCTCGTTAAAGTGAGCAGGATCAACATATGGTCTTTCCTGCTCTTGAAATGGCTCAGCTTCTTTTTGCTCTTGGTTAAACTCTTGTACCTTAATAGCAAGATACCATAGTAAGTACGCTATTGCAAAGAATAGAATACAAACGATTTGAAAATAGTGGTGTTGTGTCATCTTAGTTATTTTTAAAGTAAGACTTCCAGTCGTTCAATGTGTTAAATTCAGCCTCTGTAAATTCTTCCTTTGACATTGGCATTGTCGTGTACTTTAAACCGTTCATCCAAACAGTGTAAACTCTTGTTGTTTTGTTGCTTCTTGTTTTTATCATGATTCAAAAATACACCCTTTTAGCATATATGCAAAATATTTTTTTCTTTTTGCAATTATTTTTGCAATATCTTACAATCTGATGACATTATTCAACAACTCAGCAGCAGCATTTAGCTTCTCATCTATCTCGTCTTGTACTAAATGACGCTCTATTTCCGCAACGTGAATATGTTTGCCTTGTGGCATTCGTGGATCATAACTAACAAAGTATCCTTTGTCTAAATCCGCTGCAATCATGCCAAGTTGCATTTGCCAGTAATACTCGGGGTGCAAAGCCTTTAAACTATCCGCATCGTAGATAGTAAAGTTTTTAAGATGAATTGCTGAGTTATAAGGGCATTTAATTTCTAAGATAGCATCTTTACTCAATCCGTCAGGAGAATAGCCGCTATGGTCTCCGTATGGTATAAAAACATAGGTCTCGCCACCGTAGTATGTAAACTCATCAAATGTGATTCTTGCAAAATAATTAAATGCATCGGATTCGTATTGCTTACCCCATTCAAGAGCATCTCCGTAAATTGCCTTTCTTTGACCTGTGAGAATCTCTGCTGCTTTCTCGTAGACAAAAGTCTCAGCCGTTTTGCTTAGTGTATCACCGCTGCGAGAACTTCCCATCAATTTGTGTATCTCTGAAGCAGTGAAGCGAGATAGTCTCGCCGACTGCCAAAGTTCTTCCTGTTGTGTTAAGATAATTTCCATCCTTGTGAAATCATTCATTTAGTAGCCGTCAAAATAGCAATGTTATCTGCACTTACAATGTACTTGTCAGTAACGTCAGAAATAGAACCGCCCTTTGCGATATGGTCAACTGCTTTCTTCCACAATGGGTGCTTAGGTGTCATCTCTTCTTTAACTGCTTTTACCTGGTAGCCTGTTGCAGTATTTGCGTCATCGTCCTCTTGGTTGAGATTAAATATAGAAGCTAAGGCATAACGTCTTGCGTAAGTAATTGCAGAGCCTTGCTGCTGAGGGTTGTTTAAATCTTTCATTCTTAACACTTGTTCACTCTGCATCCATTCACCACTATCAGCGTGATAAACGGTAGTTACAAGACTATCCTCATTTGGATGTTGTGTAACCAGTAGACCGCATTCTATCATGATAGGGTTAATGACTTCAAGAATAGCCGATAGGTCAGCATACTTGCTTTTAAAATGTGGGTTGTTAGCAGATTTCTTAACTGCTGATACTTTGGTTTGAAAGCAAAACATGGCTTTCGTTAGGTTTGTTATTTTATCTGATGTTTTCATAGTGTTTCTTGAATTACTCTGTATA